TGTAGCAAATACGTTTCTATTAGCTGGGAATCTGGGAGTTTAATTATGGCAAGTAATTCACAAATCGCATTTGCACCCCTTGGCGAGACCATCGCTATCACTGCAAACGCAACTTCACCTAACGGCGTTCAAGCTTTGGTGTCTGAGCGTAATAAAGCGCACTCGACCGGACAGTATCGCGTTGTCAATGCTGGCACTGTGATTGTGCATCTTGGCGTTGGCCCAACTGTTGCAAAGGCTAAGGCTAATGCTGAAGCTGCGGCATCTGGCAACCCTGCTGCTGGTATTCCATTGCTCCCAGGCGCTGTTGAGATTCTTCGCTTCAGTGATACATCTTATTTCAGCGGATTGTCTGCGAGCGCTCAAACGCTTTATATCACACCTGGTCAGGGCATTTAATTAGCTACTAGGGGTGATCGCTGTGAGTGACGCAAGCGTACTAACCGTTAAAATAGATATGCTTCACAGCGATGTGGTCGATATGAAAATCGCTGTGAATGAACTATCCAAGGCAATCACCAAGCTGGCTCTTGTAGAAGAACGCCAAGCGCAGACGGCTGACGCAATGGAACGTGCATTCAAGGCTATTGGTAAGATTGAAGACCGCCTGTCAGCATTAGAGCTTACAGCGCCTAAAACGAAAGAAACTAACGCTTGGGTGGATAGATTCATCTTGGCTTTGGTTATGGCCGTGGCAGGCTTTATGGGCACTAAATTGGGACTGTTATGAGTGAACCTAGCTGGCTGAAGATCGCAAGGTCATATGACGGGCTGAAGGAGATTCCAGGCCCACGTCATAACCAGACGATTATTCGCTGGCTAGTAAAGCTAAGGGCTTGGTGGAGCGATGACGAAACGCCTTGGTGCGGTGTCTTTGTTGCTCACTGTATGCAGAAATGCAGCCTGCCATTCCCGAAATTATATATGCGTGCAAAGGCATGGGCTGATTATGGCTCTCTGCTTAGGCGCGATAGACTAGCACCAGGGGCTATTCTTGTCTTTGATCGCGCTGGCGGTGGACACGTTGGCTTCTATGTTGGCGAAGACGCTGGATTCTATTATGTGTTGGGTGGCAATCAATCCAATGCTGTTAATGTAATGAAGCTGGGCAAGTCCCGTCTTGTTGCATCGCGCTGGCCTAAAGGTGAGCCTGTCATTGGCAAGCCAGTATATTTGAACGGTGGTTCTGTTTCCACCAATGAAGCGTAAAGGAAAACGACATGAAGAAGGAACAATTGTTTGGAATCGTTCGTACTGTGGCTGCGGCTGGCTTTGGCTATCTGGCAGGAAAAGGTCTTATCGACGGTGCGACGGTTGACCTGTTGGCTGGTGCGGTAGCAACCATTGGCGTTGCTATCTGGTCTTTTGTCAGCAAGCAGCCTATAGCTGAAGCCGCTGAGTAATGAAGTTTCTGACGCTCTTGCTGGGTGTTTTGGACAAGCTGTTGGGAGCTTGGGCAGAGCATCGTTGGAAGCGGCAAGGGCGTCAGGAAACTGTCAAGGAAATGAACGAGGCCATCAATGAGCAAATTGCACTGGGCGAAGCTGCCATCGTTATTCCTGATCCTGAGCGCACTGAGCGGCTGCGCGACCGTTTCGACCGAAGCCGTACCCCTAAATAGCTATTGCGCTATCGCAAAACCTATCACCTACGACGCAAAGCAAGACACGCCTGAAACGGTAGCTGAAGTCGAGCTGCATAATAGCGTTTTCACTTGTCTATGCGAGCAGGACTGTCCGAAAGACAAGTAAATGGGACTTCCATTAAAAATTGATGAAGCGTTGCTTGCATACGCTACGCCTCGCCAGCGCGAAGTGCTAGAGGCAGTCAACTTGCATGGAAGCGCAATGGCTGCGTCACTTGCATTAGGTATTAATAAAGGCGCTGCCAGCGATGCCTATAACGCAGTCATAAAGAAAGCTGCCCGATCTGGTTACTCACCAGAACATGACTTCACTAGGCCCGTTCCTGAAGGCTATGTAGCCAAGGGCGTCAGCACCTATTACAACAAGGAAGGCAAACCATCCGGTCAATGGGTTAAAGCGTCACTAAGCCACGAAGCACTTGTGGACGCGATTAGAGAAACGATTGACGGCTTTAAGGATGACATACCACCCTCCAGTGCTATCGTCGCTCCTGACGCTTCTGAGGAGCATCTGTGCAACCTTTATACGTTCACTGATTACCACCTTGGAATGCTGGCATGGCATAAAGAAGGCGGCAGCGATTGGAATATATCGCTGGCAGAGAAAACAATCATTGCAGCACTGGCAAGGATGATCGACCAAAGCCCTAAAGCGCACACGGCAGTCGTTAATATTCAGGGCGACTTCCTGCATACAGACGGAAAGACGCCAGTAACGCCAGCCAGCAAACACGTTCTAGATGCTGACAGCCGATTCCCAAAGATACGGCGCTCCGCAATTCGTATCATTCGATCACTGGTAACCATGTCTTTGCAACGCCATCAGGAAGTGCATCTGATTATCGCTGAAGGAAACCACGATGAGGAAAGCGCCGGATGGCTGGCTGACCTATTCTCCGTTCATTACGAGGAGGAGCCTCGCGTAACTGTCAATGACAGCGTTCTTCCATTCTATGTTCTGGAATGGGGCAACACGATGCTTGGAATCCATCACGGCCATAAGGTCAAGAACGAGAGCCTACCGCTGCTGTTTGCGGCACAGTTCCCGCAAGCGTGGGGTAACACCACCCGCCGCGAGATACACTGCGGACATCGCCACCACAGGGACGAAAAAGAATATAACGGTGTGACGGTGGTTCAGCATCCAACCTTGGCAGCGCGTGATGCTTATGCGGCGCGTGGCGGCTGGATTGCTGACAGGGCGGCATGGGCAATAACCTATCACAAGAAATATGGCCCTGTTGGGCGCGTGATGGTTACGACCGAAATGCTAGAGGTCGATTAATCCTCCCCGCATATATAAGCAGCGCCGATGATAAAGGCAAACCACAAGAACATCGTCATTAGTCTATCCCAACCTTGTGATAAAGGTCACGCCCTCAACAGTGCGGCATTTGAACGCCTTCCCGTTCCTAATGCCATATTGCGAGACGTTGCGGCTGGTGCGCTTTGGATCACCCTTCTTGTCTGCTGGCATAGTGCCAACCTCACCAACTTCTAGCGTTCCCATCGGATACGTCATTGGTCGGCTCATTGTTTTTTCTCCTGTTCCTTACGACGCTCTGCAAACGTCTTGCCGTCTGCGCCCCTCAAAGGCCATGCGCTATCAGATGAAACCCTGTGCGTCTTGCCCATAGGGGCTGCTTGTGCAGGCTTGATCATGACCACACCGGATTTTCTGTAAGAAACATAGTTATGACAATAACCAGCCATATTGTGACCAGCCAGAATTGTGTTTTTGATACCTTTTGCATTTTAAGTTCCTTATTTGGCGGGGCATGGCCCCTTGGTTAGTCCTGATTCTATAAACGCGATAAATGATAAATAAAAGCACTTTTTTCATTATGCATAAAAAAAGACGGGCAGCATAATGCAAACCCGCCCTTTTCCGTCACAAAAGCAATCTCTGTGGTATCTGTAAAATCCAGCCATGTTGCTTGGCAACCTGAACAAAACGCTTCTTATCCAGTGTATGCTGCCCAGCAAGAAGCTGTGCCTTGAGCAACGCTCGACTGGCTTCCGCTGTGCTGTCAGTATATCGCTTGCTGATCCATTCCATTTGAACAAATGCCTTGTGGCTTTTTCTATGTTCAAAGTTGAATTTAGGATTATGCTCCATGTTATTTCCTTATTCTAAAATGGGCAATCCGAATCAAGATCATCATCAAACGTAGTATGCTGGTTCTGGCTTACTGGTGTTGATGCTCCAGCTTGAGCGCGTGGCCCTGTGTCGATGCTACCGACCCGCACGTTGAACTGTGGCTTGCCTTCATATTCGTCATGCGTCAGCTCGCCTGTAATAAAGACCTTCGTGCCTTTGGTAAGACCGCCAGCAAATGCTTCCGCTGCCTTGCCCCACAAGCTGCACCGATACCAAACGCTGCCAGCATCTTTGCCAAATCCGTTCTTGACGCCAACGTTGAAGCTGAGAACCTTGCTATCGCGTGTGTCGCGCAACTCAGCATCTTTGCCAATGTTACCTGAAATTGTGATTAACTGCATGGTATTCTCCTATAGTCCTAAAGCGGTCATGTATGTGTCGAGTATCGCTTGATATTCTGCGCGGTCATGGTCTTTCATTGCCCGTAGGCGAATAACAGGGCGCATGATTTTAGTATCATAACCCATAGCTTTTGCTTCATTAAAGACATCACGAATATCATCGCTGATGCCCTTTTTTTCCTCGTTCAAACGTTCGATCCGCTCAATAAAAAGTCGAAGTTGGTCGCTGTTCGCTTCACTCATATTTTTTCTCCGTTAAAATTATTTAGCCAAGCTCATGGCTTCGTTAATTATATCTTGAGGAGCAGTGCCGACCATAAAGCGTCCAACTAAAGCTGGAATGGCAGTCTGCACAAATGCCTCAAAATCTTCTTGGCCCATTTTAGCAAATGATATGCTTCCAGGGACAAAATGATTCTTGCCTCTGCTATCCGTCACAACCTCACCTGTTCCAGTGGCAACTTTAGCAAAGTGCTTTGCTGCCTTGGTTGAAATGTGAGGATTGCTATTCTGGCTTATCAATTTAAGCATTACAAAAAACAAGCGATGATACTTTTCGTTTCGGATGTGCTTGCCCTTTAACTCGCAAACCTCACCCAACTTAATGCTAGAAAAGTAATCGCTTGCTTCATCGCTGAATGGCACAAATCCATCTAATGTGCGTCGGTAAAGCAATAAGTCAGTCACTTGTCTTGAGCCTCTTTAATCTCACGCGCCTTTGGGCTGGCTTTGCAGAAGGCTTCAATCAAAGCCTCAATGTCAACACCTTTCCAAAACGTCTGCTCACCAACTGTGTGCTGCTGGCTGTGATGTTCGCGGCACAATGGGACTACTCGCCAATCGTCTGGCTTTTGCCCCATCCCTGCACCGCTGCCATAGCGAACATGAGCGCATTCGATTGGCATCCCCTGGCAACCATCCTTGGCACAATGGAACGATCGAATAAAGTTCAGATGCCCCTGTGACCGCCACCGTGCAGTCCGCTTAGGCTTCTTAGCGATGCGATTAGGCAGCATCTTCAAGTTCCAGGCTATACTCAGCAACGTAGGATGATTCGCCCCAGCGATTGACCACCTCAATCTTTTTGGTTTTGATTTTATGCCCAGCCTTTCGCAGATCGTTAATGCGCGATGCAAGTCGATAGATGCCAAGGTCATTCAATGCTGTCATTGGTCTGATTGGCCCAACAGTAAGCAAGTGATCGAAAACTCTTTCGTTCTGTGTCATGATTGGTCTCCTAGTTTTGATAACGCTTTTACGTCTTCATCGACTTCTACAAGAAACTCGGCAACCTCTGATTCCAGAATCGCCAGCATATCGTTGTCGCGCTGCACCCGCTGAATGTAAAGCATTAGATGGTCTGGCATTCGTGGATCAAAGCTCACGAAGTCGCACCACTGCCTATCAGCGCAAGCCATCTGCCATTGCATTTGGAGCAGATATTTGTGTGCAATTTGATTGGTTTTGAGCACTTCTATGTGTGTGCTGCTGTTGGGACATTTTATTTCCAGGCAGCCATCGTCGCCCACAAGCCCGTCAGGGCTGGCGTGAGAGCCGATAATGGTCGGGTGCTTATATAACCCTACCTCAGTGACATCATGGCCTGTCATGAAGCTGTAGGCGATTCTAGCCTCATCTTCCTTTTCCACTCCCCATTGCATAGCTGCGCTGCTGAAACCTTCTTCCTGCTGGCCTGTGAGCCGTTCGACCACAAGCTTGGCGCGAAGGTTGGCGCGTGATGCTCCCCAGCCAGATTTTGTCTTGGCTAGGGCGTCTGCCAGTTGGGAAGCGCCAAGGCTTCCACAACGTGCCGCAAACCACTCGCTTGAGCGTTGGATAATAGCTG